CATCGCCTTACTGTCAGCATCATCGCGCAGCGACATGGGCCACATTGCCTGATAGGCCTGCGATTTGATCATGCCGCGTGCGGTCGAGGAGTTGAGCAGTGCCAGCTGGTGGGAGTAAGACAGGTGCATGAAGCGGGCACGCTGGTTAAGCGCCAGCCCCCGCCCCATCATGTTGATGGTCGCAAGCTCTGTTTTGGTATATCCCGGCGGAACGTTGATGATCAGCCGCTGTATTTCGCCGTCTATCACTCTGTCCAGTGTCTTCTGGATCACCCGGTGATGCGGCGCGACGATCATCTTGCCGCCGGTACGCTGCTTGAAGAAGTATCGCGCGTAATACAGCCCGTCCTCCACGCATTCCACGCGGCGGGCGAAAAGCTTTTGCTCAGCAGTCGTCATCCTCCAGCATCTCCCGCCGCGCAGCTTTGTAATCGTCTTTGTTCATGGTGACTGTTTCGATGGCTCCACCGTTCGGCCCTGAATGTTCGAACTTGTGCTTGTTGGTGTAGGCGTCGCCCACTTCTTTGGCGGCCTGCTCAATAAGCTGGGAGGCCAGAGCGAAGTTCTTCATGCCCTCTGTTTTGGTAGCCATACGATCCAGCGCGCGCAGGCGGTAGGCTTTGTTGGCGATCGGGATATCAGAGATTTCGTTCTGGAAGCGGTCGCGGGTACCGTTGAACATGTCCACCCACTTTTGCGCCAGGCCTTTCCCGTTCGCTTTCGTTGGATCGTGTGATTCCACCTGCTGGCGGGTGATAGTAAGGCCAAATTCTTTTTTGACGGCCTCAACTACCTGAGAGGGAGTATCAAAACAGGCTAACGACTGGACGATAAAGGCTTTGACCTCTCCTTTTAATGCCGCCATTGGTTACCTGCCTGTCATAATCAGTCATTATTTAAGCCAGCTTAAGCAGGCACGTTCCACATGCGCGGGCAATATCCAGATGTGCTACCTCCGCAGGCCTGTTCGCCGCGTCCACCAGATCCTGAACATCCCGGCTGGCTCCGTAGCGCCGGACAACGCCGACAAACTCTTCCACATCGTGGCCACGTAGTTTCAGCTTCGGCTGTCCTTCACGTGTGAACTTCGGTGCGCCAAACTCATCCGTCTCCTGGGCAATGTGATAAAGCTCGTGCTCCACCAGCGCGCAGAACTCCAGATCGGTACACTGAGCACAGTAATCTGCCGCCAGGGTGATAATGAAATCAGGAATGCGTCCAAACCATTCATACATTTGCTGCTCCATACGGGCTTTTTGCCATCCGCCGGCACGCATCATTACCTCTTCCGCCTGGCCTAATACCGTTCGTCCCTTCTTCGCGAATGCATTCGATGCCCACAGGAAACACAAATCAGCTTCCATCAGGTGAACATGATCAGGATTATGCATATTGCCGTCTTCGGTTAAAATTTCGGTGTGCAGCCATTTGTGAACACCCTCAGCGGGGACAATGCGGATATAAGGTTTTAAGTCGGGGTTATCTACCAACATTGGTGGCGGGAATGGCCGCTGCTGAAGCTCGCCCCAGTCCGGTTTTGACATAAAGTAACTTCCTCTAATTCAATGCAAACCCAGAAAATAAACCAATTTCCACCTATAGCATACACATCACTTGACTAAAGATGTTAATGGATGCAATATAGATAGCGAAGACCACCTATAGCTAACCATTTTAGATCCGGAGTGATGAAATGAAGGTAACTCAGCAACGAATCAATGAAGTCGCACAGATAATGAATCTAGAAATCTATGAAGAAGCATTTGGTGGTAAAGCTCGCGGCCGTTTCCTTATCGATCGTAAGCAAATGCGTGACTTACTTGGGACCTCGAAACTGCACGACTCTACACTGGCTAAGCTTTATGTAGCCTGTCTAGATGAGGGTATTGTCATGGTTGATTTAGACGAAGTCTTCGCTTTTATCGAAGCGAAAATGGTACGTAAATACCGCAAGGCTCCAGTAAGGATTACTGACAAATTTGTTCCTCCAAACGTATCAGATGAAGATTTGATGGAGGAGGAAGAGGAGGACTAGATCTTTACTCCTTTTCATCAATCAGTTATTGCCATTACGATGGGTCTGCCCAAGGTGATGGCAATAAAAAACCGCCAGTAGGCGGCTTAAATTAAACATTTAATAACTATATAAATTTTTTTGCAGCTTCCAGCATTTCTTCTGATGCGATTTCTCTGTCTGACGCGACATGTAATATCTGTCTGTCACCGGTTAATGAAGGGAAGGTAGCAGACATTATCCTGAGGTGCGCCTCTTCTCCATTTGGATATATGCGACGGATACTAGTCACGCTTCGCATAACGGATAAGACTGAAACCGGTTCGGCATTAAAGAAAATAAGTACCTTTTTCATAAGTCATCTCACTGACAGTAATCACCGAAAAATGACATTATCACAGGCACTCAGTGAATGCCTGCTGTTAAGCGTTTTGCGTATCTTTGTGATGGATGGTAGTACCCTCTGGTGCTCTACTGTGAAAGCCGTTTAAGCAGCTTGCGTTTCCTCAGCGCCTGCCGCTGAGGCTGACTAGACCCAAACCGCACTGAAAGCTCAATCAAAAGATGCAATACGATTGCCATTTATACAGGCGGTGGTATTGTCGAAGCGCCTCAAGGCAAGAAGCACATCAAATAAAACTAAACGTTTGACTTATATTGCCTCCTTTTGGAGGCTTTTTTATGTACTTGTATCTGCCGCCTGCTGTGCGCTCACCTTTCAGACGGCGTCACTTCCTTATCATTTTGAACAAATCCCGCTTTCACATTTGCATAACATTTCTTTACAGATATATTTCTTTTAAAAATAACCAGGGAGCATGATATGAAACACTTAATAGCTGATCTAATTGAAAAGATAGCTGATCAGGAAACGTCCAAGAAGGATGCGCTTTTCCAGCTTGACGCACTGCAAATCGTAATCACAGCTTTGTTTGCTAATCAAGATTCGCTGACAAAAGAGGCTATTCGTAATCATATCTCTCATGCTTTTGAGAGGCTGGACGAGGAAGGTGGAACTGACCCTGTAGAACTGGAACGGCTCAAGGGAGCCACGTTTGCTTTACTGAACCGTGAAATCGTTCTGTCCATCGCTCCTGCAGAGTCAATTTAGTATCCCAAAGGATAAGCCGTTAACCGTGTTGTGCAGAGTGGAGAACATCATCAGGCGCTTTACTGTAAAGCGCCTGGGGCTGCTCACTTAACCGCGTTATACCAGGCCTGCCAGCGGTACTTATCGAGACGCAGTTGGCGAAGGCATGCCGCTGTCTCGGTATCTGATTGCAGATCCGCATCGCTGTCTGCACCAGCATCACTTCCCTTGCACGGGGTCTGCATCAAATCCGCTGATGGAGTTGGCAGCGTCGATAGCACGCTGGCGCAACCGCACAGACTCATCATCAAACTGGCACACAGTACGGTTCGGATTCTGGACATATTTCACCACATCGCGAGTTATTGTTTTGTAGATCACCCTGCCTTCATCGCTGGCCTGTGCTGCTTTCCGCTCGACTGGCTGAATAGCTTTCTCAGCTTTAAGTTTCTTCTCATCAGCCAGAACATTTATGTGGTCGGCATGGGCATACCAGCCATTCCGGTAACGTAGCTCGCCATATCCACCAGCGAGTAGAATGACCAAAACCGTGCTCATAAGAATCGTTCGAAGACTAAAGGTCATTCTTACTCTCCGCCAGGCACATTGAACGCTCCATCTCGCGTCGGTTCTGCAGGCCTTTCCACTTCATGCCTCCCGCGTAAACCCAGCGGCGCATTTCTTCGCATGCTCCGGGGTGATCGCCTTTGTTCAGCTTGCGCAGCAGCGTAGATTTAGAGAACGCATCAGAGCCGACGTTAAACACGAAGCTGTATAGCGCGGCGCGCTGATATTCATTCAGCGGGACTTTGACCAGACAATCGACCGTTTTCCTGGCTGGCTGGAGGTCTTTCCACAGAAGGTTGTCGCACTCGCGATCGGTATAGGTCTTACCTTTCACGATATCACGCCCTGTGTGACCATCGCAGACGGTCCACACTCCGGCCACGTCTTTGTAGGCTTCGTACTTTCGCCCCTCGACGCCATCCTGACCACCGAGAAAGAGAGAGGCGATCAACATTGCGCCACAACCAGCGGCGGCAATGAGTTTTTTACGCAGGCTGATGGTCATCGGCATATCATTCATCTCCCACTTTTACCGCCGGGCCGTATTTCTCCAGCGCCTTTACCTGCGCGTTGGCGACCTTGCGTTTGAAGTACCAGTTAATGAGCCCGGTAATGATGATGCCCGCGATACCAGCCAGCACGCCGACGGCACTCCACTCATCGGGACTTAGTTTTGTCAGAACACCGTTCAGGATTGTGCCGCCGGAAGTGCCGAGCGCGACACCGGTTACGAGTTTGCTCATATGGGACATATCTCTCACCTCCGCTTTGGGAAGTACTGTGTGTGATAGGCGGGATCTCGCGTTGTGCTTAGTTTAAAAGGATTGCGAAGATGTACCCGGGGGCTAAAATAGCAAACGCTCACTGCGGGAATGAAGCAAGACGTGTATGCTTAAACGAGTGGATTAATGATGTGGGAAAGGTGCCATGTTTAGTTTTTCATCCAATGAATTTGCTATGACAGATGTAGACAGGGTCATAGGCAACGCAGTCTTTGACATCATCCGGTCAGGTGCAGGAGATCACATAAGCCAAAAAATGCTGATTGAGTACCTCACCCGCAAGTATCTCTATATTTACGAGACCAGTTCTTCAGTTGAAGAAACGCTGGTTTATGAATCAGCACTGAAAATCTTAATGAACTCGCCAGAATGACTAAAGGTCACTTGATTGATAGCACTCTCATAAAAGCCGACCGTGGTCAGAGTGTTATTTCTTTACACTGAACAACAATAAAAAAACAGTCCAGCAACATGAACTCCAGCGCTAACTCGAGCAGCATTTAGCCAGCAGTGCAACAATGCCGCCCGGCACAATCCATAGGCGGCCTTACCGCTTTGCTACTTCATGGTTTTACTCCTGAAACGAAAATTGCCCACCGAAGTGATATCATAATAATTTAAATTAAATAGCGTG